AAAACCCACATTGACGGAATAAAAAAATATGGAATATCCAAATTCCACAGGAAAACATTTGGATTATGTAGAAATTATTAAATCGTGCATTTATGAAATCGCCTTGTCGTTCGTGACATATACCATATTGGGTTCTTCTCTCAATCGTTTTGTAAGCATTTTCTTGGCCATTAAATGAATCGCAATACTTTTTCTCACATATCCTCTCCTTGAATCGTAAATATTAATCGTTTTCACACGCAATTGTTGAGATGGAACCATTTTCATAAGTCGCCACATAACCGGATGTATATCAGTAGGCATCTCAATGACCTCCATTAATTTTTGAATGTGGACGATTTCACCACTCTTTCGTTGTGCATCATAGTTATTGTAGAACCGCATTCCTGGACGCAACAAACAATAATGGGGGTCAATCCGGTACTCCATAATAAGTCTCCATATTTCAGGAATGAACGTGTATGACTTCTTCATTTGGTTCGTTTTGTCGCACAGAACAACGGCAGAGTAACTGCGTTCAGCGTTCATTGGTTCAGTGTGTTGGAAATGATAAAATCACTTCAATTTTATGAATGGTGATATCTCTATATTTATACATTTGAATACCGAGTAAATTAAATTTATTAATTCACAATATTTTTATAGGGAGTAAAATCATGTGGAAGACGATTATAGAACAATCTCATAATTAAAAATATTTATTATATAATAATATTATATAATGGACCACGCTGAACTTAACACAAACCCATACGATAGATTGGCGGACATTGCGGCACGTAGACGCGATGCCGAACGCGATGCCAGAGTAGAGAGATTGTCAGGAGATCGTTTGGAGCAGATTTTGAGGGGTACAGCAAACCCGTTCGTTTTGTGGCTGCATTATAACTTAGGAAGATATAATAATTTAGGACGTATAATAAGAGATAAGGTATACGATATATATGACGATTTGGAAACTCGCGGAGAGCGGGCAGAATTTAATGAACATATGATGGATGGCTCTCTCATAGAGGAAGCGATATCAGAAATTCGTATGGAGCAGATTTTGAGGGGTACAGCAGACCAGTCCCTTTTGGGAGAACAATATAATTTAGGAGAAAATCCATTAAATAGAAATCCGTTAGATCCGTTAGATCAGGATGGGGGTGGAATGATACGCAAGAGTCGCAAGCATAAGAGTCGCAAGCATAAGAGTCGCAAGCATAAGAGTCGCAAGCATAAGAGTCGCAAGCATAAGAGAAAGATCAAACGCGGTACACGTAGAACATGATAGTATAAATGATTTCAATGAGTTACCGTATTGATGTTATACATTCATATAAATATATATAAACCTAATAATTTATATGAATTGTTTTTTTTGTGGAGCAAAAATTTCAGAACTTGAATTTAATAGGCAACGAAGACGGAGTAGTACTTCGCAATGTTCAAGATGGTTATTATTTTTTAAATGTAACAATTGTTACAAATATTTTGATTATAGACATCTACAAAAACACAAGGAATTATTTAGTGATACATTGATTATAATAGGGAAGTGAAATATTAAAAATGTCTATATGACTTGCGTTTAGATGATTTAGAATGTCTTCTATATGTCTGTTTGGTATTTCTCTTGCGTTTATTCCTTCTCTTGTGTTTACGAGTTTTGCGTATCATTCCACCATGAGAACTAGGGAGAGGCCCACCATAAGAAACAGGGCGAGTGGCGCCAGTTAAATTTCGAAATATCTCGTCCATTGCTCTTGGTGGTAGTGTATCTGTTATTGTGGTAGCGCGCGGATTACCCTGTGGGGCACTGGCAGCATAAAAATGATCAGAACTACCAGCCGCAGCAGCAGCAGCAGAAGCACGTAAACGTGCACGACGTCTTTTAGTATTTTCAAGCATACCTGATGTGTGCATGTTATCACCATCCCTCAGACCAGCAACGATAGAACCATCCTCCATACCTTTATGAAAGGCTTCCCGTTGATCGCGATCTTTCAAAGTTAGATATACATCGTGTAACTTTTTTGCTGTCAAACGTCCTGCCGCTTTTCTATCTCCTAAATTATAATAATCCCACAAAACGGACCGGTTTGCTCTGCCCCCCAAAATCGCATCCAGATTTTCTATTGCCGTATCTTTATCGCGTTTTGCTTTTGCTGCTTTTTCTTCTGCTGCGCTTGGTTTTTTTTTTCGTGTTCTTTCCAGTGCATATACTCCGTAGTCTTCATCATATTCATCATATTCATCATCATCTTCTGACTCTGCATATGCTGCGCTTGGTAATTGGGTTCGTCTTCCTTTCCCCGAATGACCAATGTCGGAAGGCATATACTATTACCATATATTTTATTTAAGTGTAAATTAAAAATATTTCGAATGAACCTCGATATGGTTAACGTTGTAATCGCCATCTTAATTACAATAATTCTTTAACGGTTCCTTCATGGAGTCCTGAGTCATTATCTCCTATTTGCATGTAGTTATCCATATATATAATTTTAATATGGTAAGAATTTGAGATATACCTTAAATGAACTAGGCGATATATTATATAAAATTGAAATTGTAATAAAGGTTCAATATGTAACTATAATGATGTCGGTATACGTAGAAATGTTCGACGAAGAATCCTATGTTAAATACAAGACCTATAATTGTGACAAAGGAGTTGACGTCTTCTGGTCAAATAATGGTGTTGCGTATGGTAATACTGGGTCAGCAGATGATTTAGTTGATAAAATGATTGCAAACGTGAAAGAGTCGTCACGCGAAGCTTACATTTCCAAGATTGATGCATATGTTTCCAAGATTGCCGTGTATAGTCGACATTATCATATGGGTGATAAAGTTATTATTTCCAAGACGAATGAACCGGTCATTCTGTATAAACTTCACGATGATTTCCTTATTCAGATCATTCCTGACAATTTAATTGAGTTCATGGAATCGGATAGGGAAATTCCATCACAAATCAAGAAAGATGTCATTGGTGTATGGGATGCGTCAAATGATAAGATGGTTGATATGCTTACATATATGTATAAATATACCCAAACGACCAATGATTACATTGAGAGTTTGACGGACAGACTAAACGAATATGATAAGTGGTATAGTGACGACAAAGAAGACCGGGATGATGTTAAATCAACACCCCAATCAAACAATAAACGTATTGAAAAGTGGAAGTGTGATGATACGGATGCTTCTTCGGATGATGATTCAACCGACGAACCATTAGATAGTGGTGGATGGGATTGTGTTACACCAGATGATAACATTGTTTCGGAATTGGAGGATGAAAGTGATTCAGAAGAGGTTGTTGCTCCATCAAATCGTAAACACGAACACAGAAAAATATTTAGGTATTTTATGTCTGTAATGGATAAGGCATTGTTTCCACACGAAACCCAAGAATTCGATGAAGTGAGTTATGATTCAGATGAGCCTGAATATACTGGCAAGTATGATTTTGACGACATTGTTAAACCAACCATATTCGATAAGACACAATATATCATATCCATTGCTATAATGTCGTACCAATTGTACGCATTATATTATCTGATTACCTATTAAAAAAAGTATATTAACTAATTATTTTTTCTTGGATTTGCGCGGTTTTTTGGATTTGCGCGGTTTTTTGGATTTGCGGTGTTTCTTGGATTTGCGGTGCTTCTTCGATTTGCGGCGCTTCTTCGATTTGCCAATTACATAGCGTCCCCCACTCAATGATGTCGATCCGAGATTGTGGGCGGCGCTCTCGTCCGACCCCACATTGGACGAGGGTTCAGTATCCGAGGGTTCAGTATCCGAGGGTTCAATATCCAAGAGTTCAATACCCGAGTTCGGACCGCCATCATGGTCGGTGTGCCCCACTCCTGTCGCTGCCGCCGTTCCCGCAATTGCATTCGCCTTCTTCACCACCGCATCCACCGCTGCCGCCGTTTCAGCCGCCGTTTCATCCACCACCTTCGCCACCGCCTGTGCCACCGCCTTCGCCTGCCCATCCCACCCGGCTTTCTTCGCCGCCGCTGCCGCCGCCGCCACCGTCCTGTTATTCGCATTCACCACCGCCTCCATTACCCTTTCCGCCGCCTTTGCTAAATGACCTGCCATAATATATATATATATATATATATATTTTAACATAAGAAAATATGCCATCCCTTTTGTTTCTATAATATACCTGATTATATCAAGGTGACATTACGAGAAAACCCAATATATCGCATCCATTTCTATAATGTCGTACCAATTGTACGCATTATATCATCTGATTACCTATTAAAAAAAAATCATATTAATTAATTATTTATTATATTAATTATTTATTATATTAATTATTTTTTCTTGGATTTGCGGGGTCTCTTGGATTTTTTTGACCTTTTTGATTTTGAACGACGACTCTTGGATTTGCGGTGCTTCTTCGATTTGCGGTGCTTCTTCGATTTGCGGTGCTTCTTGGATTTTCGGCGATTCTTGGATTTTCGGCGCTTCTTGGATTTGCCAATTACATAACGTCCTCCAGTCCCAGTCCATTGTGGGGCTCCGATGGTATTCCACGTATTCTGGTCTTTCAGCTTGTACCGCGCCGGGAGGGTCACCTTGCGCGCCGGGAGGGTCACCTTGGACGCCGCCGCATTGGCCGCCATCGCTGACTCTCTCTCTTCTACTGCCCGCGCCGCATCCCATGCATTCCTCTCCGCCTCCCATTCTTTCCTCTTCTTATCCGCCGCCGCCCCCTTGGCCTCCATATCATTCATTACCGTTTGCACCACCTTTGCTAAATCATCATCCATATCATCACCCATAATATAATAATATAAGATTTTAAAATAAGAAAATATGCCATCCATATTGTTACTAAAATACCCCGGATTATATCAGGGTGTCATTCAAAAAATCCAATATATCGCATCCATTTCTATAATGTCGTACCAATTGTACGCATTATATTATCTAATTACCTACTAAAAATATATATTATCTAATTATTTTTTCTTGGATTTGCGCGGTTTCTTGGATTTGCGATGCTTCTTGGATTTGCGATGCTTCTTCGATTTGCGATGCTTCTTCGATTTACCAATTGCACGACGTACCCCTTTCCCTTCCCCTGTTTTATCGAGACGCCTTTTTTTTCTGGGGTGGTATTCGAGTCTTTTGGGGGGGTGGTATTCGAACTCGAACGACTCGGGTACACTTCCGAGGCTATTCATGGCACCACGAACAAATTTGTCATGTTGTATTTGTTGTTGATCAATAATGTTTTGTTTTCGTTTACTATCTCTATCTTCTTGTGTACACTGTTCCACAACAGAAGAGCCTGGATTGGACGCACTATCTTTTTTTACGGGTTTAACACGAACAATATCATTTGTTGGTTTACAATTCCTGCCCATTCTAGGATCCTCACTATTGTTTGTATCTTTTCGTTTCTGTGCAGCCCTAGACCATAAGGATGATGTCATTAATCCCGCCATGATATATATAATCCATATATTTTAAATTAATTGTCCATTTCAAGAAAATATTCCATCCCTTTTGTTTCTATAATATCCCGGATTATATCCGGATGACATTCCCTCTCAATTTTCGGACGACGAACTCTATCCCACAACCAATTCCTGAATTTACATTTATATTTCAATGAGTAATATAAATGAACGAACTGCATATGTGTTTGGGTTTTTGAACGCAATACGTCTATATCTTCATGCTGATCTATTTCGTAAATACATTGTTGTGGGTCATAATCATCTGCGTGTATAATACGCAAGAATATGACAGAATCAGGAATTAACGGGAAACGCACAATCTCGCGTATGGTACACCCCATCAACAACAATTTCGGCGGCAAGTAACGAATCTTGTTCATATGGTTCGTATCAGTTACTAAATGTGTAAGTGTTTTTGCTAAACGACTATCAACAATCGGACAATTCTTACAATTCAGCGTCGTGATTTTACTTTTTGGTAGAGTGGAAATGTTTGTATTTTCTATGATTAACGTCCTCGCATACTTTCCTATACGCGGCAATGTACCCAATGGATTATTTGAACAATCAATCCATTCCAATTTTTTGGGTAAATATGAGATATGAGTTATGAGGTTATTTTTACATACAAATCGGGTCAATGATTTCGGTAGATCGTTTATTGTTTCAATCCAATTATTGGAACAATCAAGTACTTCCAGTGTTTCGGGCAATCCATCTATACTCTTAATTTCATTAGATGAACAAAACAGATTAACTAGACAAGACGATAACAGAGGCAAGGATGAAAATATGTTATCTCTACATGTCAACACCCGTAAATGCGGAAGATAACATATATCATCAAGTAAATTACCATCGCAATACAAGGTCTCTAACTCTTGATAGTAACCATTCATTGATTCAATACGATTATGAGAACAATTAAGGTATTTTATTTTTGGAGGTAAATTGTCAATACATTTCAAACTATTATGTGAACAATCCAAGTATTTGGTGTCATCGTCCAATTTTGTCAATGCTTCAAGATGCCAAAACGCTACACATTTTGACGCCATTGTTATATGGTCTACAACGTTGTATTATCAATTATCAATTTTATTTATAATATGTTGTGCTTTAACAACACTCTCTCTCAACATTTCTAGACATTTATGAGTAATCATTAACATATTTTCAATTGAACCTTTCTCCATTTTACCTAACATATCGGTTGCTTGCAATACCTCTTCTTTGCACACATCAGTAATCTTGTATACGCTTTTCATTTGACGCTCAAGTCGATTGTTATTTTTAAATTTTTCTATACTCATTATCTCTTGTACCTTCATATTAAGTATTAATAATTCGTCTAAATATTTATTTGATTCTATAATATTTAAAAGACATTCATTTATTTTTGAATGCATTTTCGGATTATCCGATACAATCAACTTATCTATTAATTTTCTTTCTCGTTCAGCGCTGTCATTAAGTATAGCCAATTGTCTGATTAATAATGGCGTTGATGATTTATACATAATTGCCATTATTTCTTTTATTTGTTCTTGTCGTTCATTTATATGTGTAGTTATTTGTTCATCTGATAATATTTGTAAATATTCCCAATATTCTTCACTATTGATATTGTTATGGACATCATCTAGAATAGAATGTATGTGAAATGTGGATAAATTACCCCGTGTAAGAAATGGAATTGTGTTATTGATTGCAGTGATATGTGATTCATTGCCAGTGGTATCCTCTATTTTTTTCCTCAACGATAACATTTTTTTTATAATACCACCCATATCTTTGTAATAAGGAGAATACGTATCATTATCGTTTATAGGTGGTCTCGATACACTCATCTTATCTTTGCGACGTTTCATTGTTTTTGATTGATTTCGACCTGATGTTTGTTTTTTAGTTATTGAACCACTTGACGATATATTTCGATTTATACTTTCATTCATATTAATAAACTATAAAATATAAAATTGATTTGGATTTAATGAAAATATGATTAGCAAGTAAAATATTAACTATGACTCATTCAATCTTGAACATCTACCTCGATGTAAAAGTACTCACTTCGCTGTCTATCATCATATGTTCCGTATATTATTGGCGTAAATATACCAAAGATAAAACCCAAATGGTTAATAAATCTCGAAGTCCACGAGAATTATTGTTTCCTGAAGATATTAAGATAGTTATCCTATCATATATAAGGAAATATGGGGATGATTATTTAGATCAAACAGTTGAATTTGGGAATCTTTCGACCGTTGTATCAAACGGAACTATATCATATGAATCTATTGTTTCATATAATCTTGGGTGTTATAGAGAAAATTTCACGTATGATATCATAAAAATCCGGGCACTATCAAGAAACGATGAAACGGGGGAAATTGAATATTATGATTGGGATACTGAAGAATTTAATAACAAACAACTTCCACTTGTATTGGGAACCGAGACCCATATTGCATTTATTCGAGGTAAGAACAATATCAAGAAATGGAAGGACAATCGTTTCAATACTGGTGTAGACATTATATTGACCTATACAAAAGCATTTGAGGTACCCAATTGTAAAAGAATGGGTCTAACTATACCAAAAATCCCGCCAAATTTTGATTTTGGTACAAATGTTAAATTAGTGAATGGTATCATTGATTCTATGGAAAAACCTGTCATTGCTATAAATGCAAATATTGTCTAATATATTGGAACAATTGATACCTATATAGTAGGAATAAATTCCCATCCCAACTCTTCGCATATTTTTTTCCATGTCTCGTCTTGTTCAATCCTTTTCTCTCGATCTTTTAACATAGGAAAAAATGGAAGAAAGTGTCGCTGATCCAAAAGTTCGCATAGTTTATATATAGTATAGTAATAGTTAAGGAAATTAACTCTATCATCAGGACAAAATTTAGCGTATGGTTTTTGAATATCTATAAATAAATTGCACAATCTCTCTTCTAATTCGGGTGCCATTATAGGAGGTTTTATACCGAGTTTATCGCGTATAAAAGGTATATGTTCGTAATATTTGTTATACCGAAGGCGTTTCAGTATGTCCTTTGCACGCTTGTTTGTAAACTGTGATATATCAATTCTCTCTTTTTTTATTTGTCTTCTGATATTTTCAATGATATCATCAGGTATTTGAGTCGTCTCTTTTGCTTGGAACTGTGCAAGTATTTCCCTAAAATGATTAATGCGTTTATAAGCGTAACAACATATCTCCTTAGGTGGATCCTTATAGGATTGCTTATCGTTATCTATTAAATACTTGAATGTTCTAGAGCAGTTGTTACACACCATATTACCATCACATTCAACAGGTATCAACTCACCTTCATTGCAGTGTTGGCATATATCACTTGATTGGATGTATTTAGAAGGATCTATAAACGAGTTATCAACATTTGTCATGTACTTATTCACAGTAGTTCTGTACTCATAGTCGGTGTTAGTTGAAGTATCTACATTAAAAAATTCGGTCAACACAGTCTTTACATTTTTTCCCTCTGAAATTTTCTTTTTATATTCGAAATAATCGAATATATACTCTGCATTGTTTAGGAGATATTCACGTTTCCGTTTCTTTATATCTCTTATATGTCGTCTTATATTTGATATTCGATCTTTCATCTCTAACCGATTGTCTATAGGTATAGTTGGATCACTTAACATTTCTTTTAACGATTCCTTTTCCTTCTCTAATATAGGAAGTTCTATATCCTCAGAGTGTTGTATGTCATTCATGATGTCTCTATTCTTGCTGTCTAAGGTTACAATATTAGCGTCAATTTTCTTACTATTCTTTTGTACGAACACATTTTCCATATACAAATAGTCATAAGAATCTATTTATATTAATTATAATCGTTTATAAGAAGTAAATTTTCTATACTAATTATTTATGCCTGATACATCTATAAAAATAAACGTATCTAGATATTCTATTGATGATGATACAATTAGGAAAATGTCATTTATATATAAGGCAATTCAAGATGGATGGACTGTTAATCTAGATGAGAATAAGTACATATTCCTGAAAAAACACAACGGCGAACGTGAAGTTTTTGGCGAGGATTATTTGTTGAAATTTATTCATAGAAATATATCATTGTAGGATTTATTGTTATTTTTTTTTCTAATGCTATGATATAATGGGTGGAGGTCTAATGCAACTGGTAGCTTATGGCGCACAAGATGTATATCTAACTGGCAATCCTCAGATCACCTTCTGGAAGGTAACCTATAGACGGTATACCAATTTCGCGATGGAGGCGATTGAGCAGACTTTCAATGGCCAGGCCGACTTTGGTCGCAAGGTCACCTCGGTAGTAAGTAGAAATGGTGACCTCGCATACCGCACTTACCTTCAGGTAACCCTTCCCGAGATTAACCAGTCGATGGGCGGCAGTAATGGTCTTTACGCGAGATGGCTTGACTTCCCTGGTGAGCAGCTGATTAACAGTGTTGAGATCGAGGTGGGTGGTCAGCGCATTGACCGTCATTATGGTGATTGGCTCCATATCTGGAATCAACTTACCCTCCCAATTGGACACGAGAAGGGTTACAGCACTATGGTCGGTAACACCACTCAACTCACCTACATGATTGACCCTTCCTTTGCGGCTGTGGATGGTCCTTGTGACTCGAGTGGTGCTGCTAGACAGGTGTGCACCCCCAGAAACGCTCTCCCCGAGACCACTCTCTATGTTCCTCTTCAGTTCTGGTTCTCCCGCAACCCTGGTCTCGCCCTCCCACTCATCGCCCTTCAGTATCACGAGGTAAAGATCAATGTAGATCTTCGCGGTATTGACGAGGTCCTGTGGGCTGTCACTGAGATTGGCGCGACCACTGGTACCGTAAAGGCATCCAATGCATACCTACAGTCTCTTGTAGCCACCTCGATCTATGTTGACTACGTCTTCCTTGATACCGACGAGCGTCGCCGTATGGCCCAGAATCCTCACGAGTACCTCATCGAGCAACTTCAGTTCACTGGCGATGAGTCGGTTGGTTCGTCGTCGAATAAGATCCGCCTCAATCTAAATCACCCCGTCAAGGAGCTTGTATGGGTTGTGCAACCTGATGACAATGTCTCGTATTGTGATTCGCTTGATGGTGGCACCTCCCTCTACAAAGCCCTCGGCGCCCAACCATTCAATTACACCGATGCTCTTGATGCTCTACCCAATGCCCTTTCGGCGTTCGCTGGACCATCGTCGATTGGTACATCTGCTGCTAGTTACATTGACAGCAGTGGTCTATTCGTTGATGCTGGTGCCGGTGACCAGAACCCTGCATCCAGCGATGGTGCTGGTGTGTTTGCATTCAGCACTGATGATGTACAATCTCTTGTCAGTGATGCTGGTTCGTTTGTACTTGCCGAGACTGCTCTTAACCTTCATTGCTGGGGAGAGAATCCCGTTGTCACCGCCAAACTTCAACTCAATGGTCAGGACAGACACTCTGAGCGCGAGGGCAGTTACTTTGACGTGGTGCAACCATTCCAGCACCACTCTCGCTCGCCCGATTCCGGTATCAATGTGTACTCGTTCGCGCTCCGCCCCGAGGAGCACCAGCCTTCGGGAACTTGCAATTTCTCGCGCATTGATAATGCGACCCTTCAACTTGTACTTTCCAACGCGACTGTTGAGGGTACCAAGACCGCCAAGGTCCGCATCTACGCGACCAACTACAACGTGTTCCGTGTAATGAGTGGTATGGGTGGTCTCGCGTACAGCAATTAAATATTTTTATTACAATACAATTATGAATATTTATTATAAATATAAATATTCATTTAATAAGTTGGTCTCTGATTCGGTTCAAGTAATAATTTAGTTGGCATAATTAATGGTATGCGTTCCACAAACGTTTGAGATTTCAACTCTTTCAGACAAGGGGAAACATTAAATGATTTATCGACTAAATTGGTCGAACCAATACCCAATAACATCGATTCTATATCAGTGTAGTTATTAGAAAACGCTTCACGGGGTAATCTCGAAGGTGTAATACCTATATTTGGTAATGTATTTTCGTATGATTTTCCATAGGATGAATGTTTGTACGTATTGTATATTTGAGCGATTTCATATTGACGAGTTTCCATTTCATAATTTCCTTTAGTATTTATATTTCTTGTAGAACTCATTTATAAATAGGTAATATTATTATATCATTGTTTTTTTTAATTCATTCGTAAATAAAGTCATTGTTTCATCGTCGATGCATCCATTATTTATTTGTTGGCATATGCATTTGTGGGTGATCCAGAATAATCCGTAATGGAACATGATTACAAACCCCATTCTGTCACTATTCTCTACCGTTGTACCAAATGTATTATGAAAGACATCACTACATTTATCGGTAAATTTCTTATTATTGGATACCTTTTCATATAGAGCATCCATCATTTCATCTGTGATTTTATCAATGTTATCAACATCGAATATTTGTAACAATTGTATCTTATATAAATTATCGGACTCTGTTTCATCTGATAATAGATGGTATGTGCATATCATGCTTGTATCGTACATTATATTTGATAATATGATGTACTCTTTAATAATATATCTTCAGTAATGTTTAGTATCTCTGTTAACTTCTCTGGATGGAATCCCACCACGAACCCAATTGTCATCGGAATCACTTGGTATGTAGTTTACCGGGTTTGTGATATCTAATTTAATTGTGTTCAATAGAGGAGTATGTTTATACTCTATAACGGATGATTCAGACAAATTTGTAGCAGTTTTTCTATTACTGTCCACATCCCCCTGTTGTAATTGGGATTCTAATACAGCATTGCCTTTTCCTCTTCCCAAAAATGGAACGGTAAGGTATGGTCTCTCAAGTAAACTAATTCTGCACTTGCTGTTAGACAACTCCCTTATAGTAAGATCGGAATCAGAATCTATATTACATCCTAAGACACCAACACGATTACTTCCAGAGAAATTTATATTGGGTTGACTTGTTGCAAATGATACAATATCATTGGTTGGGCATTCCGGTTTATAAGAAGACATCATGTAATTGATGCTCCCAAGATTTTGTAAATTTTGTTGAGACTTATCACAACCATCAGAACTGATTCTTGTCGATATATCAAAAATGTAGTCTGTTAATTCTGTCATGTTATATATACAATATATATTTTATTGTTGTGATTTCTAAGGATTTCCTCCTTCAGTCCAACGTGGTGGATTACTTCCGGGTGATATACATGAAATCATATCTCCATCCTTGCACGATTTCATATTCCCATAACAGAAATCTGTAAATGATTTTTGGTCGTTTGGTAT